GGTGTCCATTGTTGGAAATGGTATAACAACACGCATTTTGCCACCAAAAAGGTCATTTAAAGGCAGTTTTGCTGGATCAAGGTCGTCTAAAACGTCTTCAAGCACTCGCATTTCGTCTTCGGTAACTTCGCGAAGCACTTTTTCTTCATAAAGGTCAATTGTTTCGTTAGTTTTCTCGCCTTTTTTAGATCTTGTGCGTTGATTTTTGCAAAATTGCTTCATTGTGAACCCTTTTGGGTTGTCACATTTGCTTTTTCGCTTAGATCTCTCAGACTTAGACCATTCTTCATCTAAATTTTCTAAAAGTTTAGCAGCCTTTGCTAGAATTTGCTCGTCAGTCAGCATATACTTGATTCCTTGAAGTAATTATAACCTAAATTTGTTAATTCTTGACCTTTTTCTCAACCATTATAACTAAATCGCCTTCGCCTTTGATAACGCGATGATAAAAATAAGCAGGAATTGAATATTTTTGACCTTCTTGGAGTGTGATAGGAAGCTCATTGTCCATTTGTAGCTTCCAATTATTTGACTTTACGACCGTGAGGATACGTTCCTCTTGGTCTTGATGCCAAACAAGTTCACTTTCATTTGTATCTTCTTTGAACTCTCGCAAAAACACATTGTCTTTGATGAGCTTTTCAGTAAATGGGTAGTCGTTCATTGTTGTTCGAACCAAGATAAACTTACATCACCACTAACAGAAGCAGATGTTTTAATAGCTATCACTAGGGGGCGCCCAACACCAATTGCAATTCTTAAATCTTGAACATTTTCGATAATTGAAGAATCTGATGATACAACTAGCTCATAAATTGGGTTTAAGTTTGCTAAATTTGTAATTGTGTTACCTCCAGCGCCCGGATTTAGGTTAGCATAAGATACCATACTTTGCCCTTGTTCTATATATTGAAAGTCAACATCGCCACCAATTCTAGCATCAATAAAGAGACCCACTGTAACCGATTGATTGTTAACAAGATTAGAGGCTGCAATTCTCAATACATCAAGTTCTCCGAAACAACTTTGATTATTAAAAATACGATTTACTTTAACGACACCAAGAGGCTTATATGTTGAAGTATTAATTCCGCTATAGCTAAACGACTTTGAGTATTTTGGATCTAGATCTACAACATTTCCTTCAACGAAAGCTGCCATTGATGCTGTTTTTAATTTAGTGCTTGTAGTGCCACCAATATTGGCTGAAGTAGCAAGAACAGCAACACTAGGGTTCTTTAAGACTGGAGTTGTTCTGTTGTTGGCATTTTTAATTCTGTGAAATTCGGTTATTTTACCGGTCTCGGGATCTTCAATTGAGAAATCAGCATTTCCAAAACCAAGATATTGAAACTGAATTTCAAAAACATTACCTTTAGTGGGATCTAAAACCATCCCTGTATGTCCATTACCATCTAGCTTGTCCACATTAAATGAAGATTGCGATATAAAAGTATTTGTTTGAGCCTCGCCGCCTACTAATCTTGAAAAAGTTCCATTTACCACACCACCTGCGACAGAATATGAACCAGTGTATATCGAGTTAGATCTCGCTGAAATAAAATAAACGTCGCTTCCAATAGCGTCGGCTAGCCATCCACCTCTTCCAAGTTGAGAATAGTCAGCAATTGAAAGCTGGTAAGCAGTTCGCGATGTATCATTATTTCCGGTAACCGGAACAACAATTGAAGAACCGTCTAATGTAACAGTTACTGCTTCTGTTGCTGCACCAGTGGTAACGGTGTACCTCCTCACCTCTCTCGCACCTTTTTCAGAGTGGAGAATACCAAACGATGTTCCAAAATAACCAATGAAATAACCACACTCAGCCGTACCAGCACCTACAAATTGCGCACTACCAGCATTAGGGGTTCCAAATACAGCAGTTGCCATCATCGATGAGCCTTGTCCGGGTCTATACTTTAGATGTCGTCGCAATTGCACGGTTGCGGATCCTGCTGGATCAGTTCCACTATCGAGTTCCGCGGCGCCGCTAACATGAGTAATGGTGCCTCCAGCAAATGAAGAAGTAGTAAATACTCTGCTGTTCAAATCATAAACAAAATCACCTTGAGCAACTGGCTTGACCGAGACAACCCTTATATCACCAAAAGTTGAAAGAGGTCCATCGACAACAACTTTTTCTGCTCCCTTATCGGTGTCTGCACCTGTTATTTTTGTAAAACCCATTAACCTACTCCTGATGAACCGGACCAGTTGCCCGGTAAGTGTTCGGCACCAATGCCTGTTAGGCCAGCAATAACTGATGCCGAACTAGCAACAGCCGAATCAGACATCAGATAAACTCTTATTACTTTAAATTCTGCTTCAAACGACTGCCCATTTTGTAAAGTACCATAATTAGTACCTTCAACTCCTGCTTCCGACATACCGAACCGTAAAGTCCTTGAGGGTTCATCGATCGGCGTCGTATTGGTAATAATAATAAAACGAGACACAGAGTCAAAAGTAATTTCCAAAGGTGTCGAACCCGAAGCCGGCACCTCAATAGAAGAACTTAACCATGGTCTACAAGAAGTCTGAAACGATGGTACGTGGCCAAGTCCGTATGTATACTTGAAAGAATTAGACATTAAAAGATACCGTTTACTATACTAAATAGAACAAAATTGTTTGGTTTACCAAAATCTTCCGGGCACATTTGTACCAAAGTCTTTATGAGCCCTACAAGCCCAGTAACCAGCCTTGGTTCTATCTTTTTTGTCTTTGCAGTTATGACGTGCGGCAAAACTTGCACGAGCTTCAGCGTTGTTCCAGTTGCCTTTAAGACCACCTTTTGAATCACCGTAGGTAATCTTCTTCACTTTTCCAGTTTTTGGGTTTCTTACGTATACTTTGTATTTCTTTCCGCCACCGGTATTCTTTGTTGGCTTTCCGATGGGCGGATCTTTCTTTTCTTTTTCTTCAAGTGTTTCCTCATACATTGGAAAATCAAGAGGAACTCGCTCTCCTTCAAACTCATCCCATTCGCCTAAGTTGGAGTTCTCAAACAAATCTTTATCTTCTTCACACAAAGGAGCTAAGTTACCGTCGTTGTACAGCTTACGGGCTTCTGAGACAACTTTAAAGTAGTTTTCAGAGCCCACGCGGTATACATTTTCCGAGAAAGGAATGTTGTTATCGATATGATATTTTATCATCTCGTCGCTTTCTTCAAGTTTTTGTGCTGAAAGTTTGGTGTAATACTTTGGATCTTCAAAAACGTGGTCCATTGCAATTTCGTGAGCAATGTTCTCGTCATTTGTGTGCTCTAACTCTGTTTTTACGCCTTTTGAGACTTCTTTTTCAATATCTTCGAGGCTAACATTGTGCATTTTTGCAAGTTGTTTGTGTTTATCTTCCATGCTACCAGTCAGCTTGTCAGTCAAACCACCCGGAATGTAATCTTTTTCTTGTAAAACAGTGGTTAATTCATCCTCAATCATTGCTTGAAGTTGCTCTTTCTTTGAATTACCCCAGTTCTTGGCTCCAACTTTACGACATTTAACAAGAGCACCAGAAGCATAAGCACTTGGCCACACCTTATAGCGTGATTTTACTTTGTGATAGCACGCATCTTTTTTGCCTTCCTTCTCACTAAGGACTGCTTCAAGTTCTTCACGAACAATTTGCTCTAAATCCATTGTTATTTCCTCGTTTTTCTTAGATTTTCCTTTTTTGCCCCATGTTTTGCCTTTTCCGCGCTCTTTACAAGCACCGGGCGTGGGACGACATGAGGGGTATCTCTTTCTTTTCTCACCAGATTCGCGACCACAAGCCTTATAACCACCTTTACCATCTGGAGCATTACAGTCTACCCAACCGCTCTTGGAGCCTTTAGCACCTTTTCTACCAAACCAATCAGCTAAAGAAGATTCTTTGCTAGACTCGGTACCTGCTTTTTTTCGCTTGGACTTTTTCTCATCCAGCGGACCATAAAGATCTTCCATTTTATAATTCCAGAGCTTTCTCCAATAAATAGATCGGAATTTCATTACCTTCCAACTCTTTTATCTCATCAATTGTCGCCCATTTATAGTCGTCGTGTTCAATTTCACCAGTTTTAGGGTTTGGAATATCGACATTTATATCTCCAGACCATTTTCTGGTTAAGAAATAGTACTTTTGCGGTCTTGGTTCGCCCAAATACTTTAAGTCCGAGACACTACAAGTCAAACCAGTTTCTTCTTCCAATTCTCTTATCGCGCCCTCTTCGATAGAAGTATCTTCTTCATCGATATGACCACCCGGTATGGTCCACTGCCCGCCTCTATGATCTATATTAGAACGTCTAATAACTAAAAATCTGCCTTTATCGTCTAAACAAGCGACAATACCGACAGATTTTAGCTCTTCTTCTTGAAGAAATGTCTTCCAAGTATATTTCATTATTATTTACAAGCTCTTGCGGTTCCATATGGTACACCAGAACAAATTCTTTTTACAATGTTTTCTATTTTAATTTGTTGTATAGGAGCGACCCAAATCATATTCTCCTGAACTTGTATGTCTGGATGATATTCAACATCAACACCGTACAAGATACCAATGATCTCACCTTTTAAATTGTAAACAACAGAGCCCGAGCAACCAAACCATCCATATGTGTTAAGAATAATCTGCTTTCCTGCTCCATGACGTTCAGCATATCCCGCTACGCTACCAGCAAAAGTCATTAACTTATGGCTTGACGGAAAACCAGAATAAGTTATATCAGTTCCAACTTCAGCAATTCGTTTTTGAGGATCCCACTTCATTGGGTCAGCAGTAATAAATCTCTCGGGTAAATAAAGTACAGCCATGTCTGTTAACTCACTAGACCAAACAAGAGTGGCAACTCTCATTTCTTTGCCTTTGAATACTTGATACTTTGAGCCAATATGACCGTCTGCTACATGTTGTGCAGTAAAAACCATGTGAAGACCTTTATGGACGATATACGAACCACTTCCGTGCCCTCCACCAGAAGCAACTTTAACTGCGGCTTCTCTAACTTTCTTTTGTGCCATATTCATGGCTACGTCAGCATGTTCAACAGGTAAGGGAACTGCTGCTGTGTTTGTTGCTGCTTGTGAGTTTGATAATAGCGACAGCAACATCGCAAATATTAAAGGTAAGTGTTTCATGATATCTCCTATAAGCCACTATCACCGGTATCCGGTGCTGCTATATACCTATAACCAACTTCGACTAAATCACCACCAGACGGCACAATAGTGAAATAAACTGTGTTATCTGATGCTTGGTAGTACCAGTCGTAATTTAAAGAACCGTTGATGAAAACTCTAATAGAGTCCTCTTCTGCTTGGTGAGTTAATTTTATATTTTCTATTGGATCCAGTGAGCGTGTCGCATCAGTCACGCCCGGAGACCAATCAGAATCACAGATGTCTACCACAACCCCACCAAAAGCATTTGTGGCTTCCATGTATCTTTCTCCAACATCTAATGGACTAACAGCCCAACTGCATAACGAGGTACCGAATTCATGGTTTACGATGCTAGCCATAAATACCGACCCGCCTCGCAAAGAGCGGTACCAACTTACAAATTCCATTGCTAATGGATATCTAACATTGCTTTGCTCTTCTTCATCAGAAACAAACACAACTAACAAGCCAGCCTCTGGTCGCATCCAAGTTGAAGAGTAAGGATTGAGAACGATATATTGGAATACCGACTCAAAGCCTTCCTCTAACGCTCCATTTCCTAATGTAGACATCATATCTGCTGCATCGACTACATCGTCACCCGGAATAAGTGGAAACTCAGTACTTACAACAGAGTCTCTTGGATCGGCACTAATCATTACAAGACGCCAGTCGCTTGTTGGAAGAGCCAATAACATCGCTTCAATACCGGCTAACAACTGCGAGTTATAAATATGCATAGAGCCTGAACGGTCAATAACCCATAAGATATCGATACCTTCAATAGAGTTATGTTGAGTAAATGAGTCAATCCAGATCTCGCCTTCGTTGACCGGAACCTCGACTTCTATATAAACTGGAACCTCAATCTCAACGACCGTTTCAACCGGAACTTCTACGATCACTTCCACTTCTTTTATTTCAGATATAACTTTTTTCTCTTGACCGATTGAGTAATCAGTGTAACAAGACAATAAGCTTAAAACAAATAAAAACACTCCCACATTTAACCCTCCTATGCAGTCTTACGACATAGTAAATATGTCGCTAGTCGCCTTCTCGACGAAGAAGAACGAAACTTAATAGGATCATATTACAAAGAGATAGTATTTCAAGATCATGGAGATTATTCATCGAACCCCATATCAGCATCCATATATTAGCAAAGAAAGCCGCCACAGCAATTGGAAACATGATTTTATTAAGCTTGTCCACTGTTGTAACTATTAGCTTGCAGAAAGAAGACGCAATCTAAACAAATAAGATCTCTCAACAGCAGAAGTTCGCAGGTTTAAAATATGACATACAGGGAACATAATCGTTTGTTTATCTTCCCGCGCAGGTCCCATTTTCAGTATGATGGCAGGTTCGGTATGAGGATGGTCGCCTATCAATACCAGATCACCGACATCAAACTTCGAAATTTTTTCCATATTTTTTCCTAAAATTATTTCAGCTTTTGCAAATCACTACTTGAGAAAAGGTCATACAAACCAACGACTATCGAGATCTTAAGACCGTCTTCTTCCATTTGCAGAGTCATAGGCACCATATTATCCGACTCTTTAGTCCAGTGAATAATCCAAAAGTAAACATCATCATCTTGCATGCTAATACGACGGACACGCTCTATCAGAATGCCGACATTATTAGAAGTAATATCAACGATCATATCGCCGGGTAATAACTTAATACGTTCTGACTCTTCGCGCAAGTTTGTTTGCATAGTTTCTTAAATATCATCCAATACGATAATAATCTCCGACTTGATTAAATTATGCAAGCCACCTT